CACTCCGATGATATGGAAAAGAGCGTCACGCGGTAGATACAAAGTTGTGCATGAGATACAGTACAAAAGCGCATTTCAAAAAGTGGGCGAGACTATTTATCAAGCGCAGAACAGGACGTTCGTTGATTTATTCCAAGGCATACAGTTCTGCCTCAAGACAGGTAAGTGTTTGAACCCCAGACCTGACTTGCTTTCTACTGTTAACACCGATGTACGTAAGGTATGGCTGCGTAAGGTTAAAACTTTCAAGCGTGGCTTACGAGTGCGGGTCAAGATCGGCGTGTTCGATACCATCGCTAAGAATCTGTTGGAGGAAAAGGGTAGCGGATGGTATGACAGAGTAGAATGGACTAGCGAACCTTGGATAAATGAGTTATATAACGCTATCGAAAACGAGCAGTACCCGACCGAGTTGTTGCGGGAGATAGTTATTAGTTCTATGACACGGTGGCGACCGATGGCTCCATCGCATATGGCTTTATCGCAAAACATCGATTTGATATTGAACAACACAAGCATCCAGTTGCGCCAGAAGTTTGGCGTGTTTCAATCAGTAGAAGGAGAAGCAGCGTGAGTAAGAAAGCAGAGATCACTAAGTTGTTAGACAAAGGTTTACCAGTCAAGGACGTAGCCAAGAAGCTGAAGGTAACACCTGCATATATTTACACAACCCGTTGGCTTGCCAAGAAAAAACTTGTAGCCAAAGGTGCTAAGAAGAAAAAGCCGAGCCGACTGGTGGAGGCTTTAACGGAGATAGCTAAAGATTTTCCCGAGCGGGAGAGTATCGTCAGCCATCCACCACACTACACGATGGGCGGCATTGAGACTTGGGACTTTATCCAAGCGAAGCGTCTGGGTTATAACTTGGGTAATGTGGTTAAGTATGTGAGCCGCGCAGACTACAAGGGTCACGACATTGAGGATTTAAAGAAGGCTCGACAGTACCTTGATCGTGAGATCACATGGCGCGAGAACGGGAACACTATCTTTTAACGGGGGGAGTCATGGCTATTATAGATAACTTTAGCGAAGCTGGAAGCTGGCGACGAGAATGGGATCGACGGTCGCATAGCGTGTCTGAGTACATGGCAAAGATAGATGAACTTAGGAAGCGGAACCAAGAGTATCTTGCCGAGATAGCCAAGCGTGACGAGATCATTGAGCAGCTCAAGGAAGAGCTGCATCTTGTCCATAAACATATTTATGGAGGATCGAAACGTGATACAGAAGATTAAAGAACTTATCCGTAAGTTTAAGGCGTGTCGTGATTATGAATGGCGTCATGTGCCTGATCCAAACTGGCGTTGCGCCCGTAATGGGAAGGAGTATTGGTAATGGTGGAGTACTTAATCGACAGATTGAATCACCGTATTCAAGAACTTGAAGCAAGAGTTGAACGTCAAAAGATGGAGATCAATTCTTACAAAGAAATGGATAAGAACAGAGGATCAGGGGAGGCAGCTATATTTGTAGTGGGCGCATTGGTTGGCATAACAATAGGCTATTACGCAGCTATGTTGAGGTGACAAATGTTAAGCACAGCAGACAATGACAAAGCACTCAAACTTATTAATGATTTGAAGTGGATCGCTGCCCATGAAGTGACAGGCTATAGTGCTATCGCACTGGCTGAAGCCGCTGACTTGCTTAGTAAGTTTGTGAGTGAGCGGCAAACGCTGCAAGTCTACATCGAAGAACGTGAGTGGAATATGCGGGAACCTTGATGAACATCGTAACCCTAGACTTTGAAACTTATTACGACAAAGACTTTAGTCTTAAGAAGATGACGACGGAGGCGTACATTCGTCACCCAATGTTCCAAGTCATAGGCGTGGGGGTAAAGATCAATGACCACCCGACCGATTGGTACAGCGGCAACAACGTAAAACAATTCCTCAGTTCTCTGGACTTTAGTAAGTGCGCTATGGTTTGCCATAACGCTGCGTTCGATGGGGCTATTCTTAACTGGCACTACAACATCAAGCCTAAGTTCTGGTTCGATACTTTGAGCATGGCAAGACCACTGCATAGCGTGACAGTAGGGGGGTCACTTGCTGCGCTTGCTACTTACTACGGGCTAGGCAAGAAGGGTGACGAGGTTATCAACGCCGAAGGTAAACGCCGTGAAGACTTCACCGAGCAGGAGCTTGCGCGTTATGCGGGATATTGCATAAACGATGTCGAGCTAACCTACAAGTTATTTAAGAAACTCAAGAAAGACTTTCCCGTTAGCGAACTGATGGTGATTGACCAGACTATCCGTATGTTTACGGAGCCTTGCTTGCGCCTTGATACCAAGCTACTAGCTGAGTACGTTGATGACATTGAACAGAAGAAGCTAGACTTCCTGCAATCAATCAGTGGCGACATCGAAGGAGCCAAGTCTGTATTGATGAGCAACGATAAGTTCGCGCAGCTTCTTAAATCTATTGGTGTCGAGCCGCCGACCAAGACTAGTGCACGCACTGGCAAAACAACATGGGCGTTCGCCAAGACCGACAAAGGAATGACAGACTTATTGGAGCATGATGACCACCGAGTTCGTATGCTTGCGGCTGCACGACTGGGAACCAAGTCAACCATTGAGCAGACCCGAGCCGCAGCGTTCGTTGGTATTGGTGAGCGCGGCACGTTGCCAATCATGCTTAATTATTATGGCGCGCACACGGGTCGTTTCAGCGGGGGCGACAAAGTAAACCTCCAGAACTTACCATCCCGTGGCAATAACAAGATACGCCAAGCCATCCTTGCGCCTAATGAATACTCCAAGATCATTGCTTGTGACTCTAGCCAGATCGAAGCGCGACTAGTCGCGTGGCTTGCAGGTCAGGATGATTTAGTCCAAGCGTTCCGCGAAGGACGCGATGTGTACTCTGAGTTCGCCACCGAAGTTTACGGACGCAAGATAACTAAGGCAGATAAGGTCGAGCGGTTTGTAGGTAAGACTTGCATCCTAGGTTTGGGCTACGGCATGGGAGCCGAGAAGTTCCGTCGCACTCTGGAGATAGGACAGGGTGGCATCAATGTCATCATTGACATCTACGAAGCCGAGCGAATCGTCAGGCTCTACCGCCAGAAGAACTGGAAGATCGTGGAGTTATGGCAGCGATGTGGCTACGCACTGCAAGGGATACTGACAGGTGGCGATGGTGTTGTCGCTAAGTGTGTTAGTTACAATCGGGACGGCATCGTTCTCCCCAATAACTTAAAGATTGTTTACCCCGCACTGCGCGCAAGTAATAACGGGTTCGAGTATGTCAGTGACCCACGTACATACAGGACGTATATACAGACCAAGGTTAGCGGCGACACTCCGAAAGGTATCAAGTGGACTAAAATCTACGGTGGCAAAGTTACTGAGAATATCGTGCAAGCACTGGCGGCTATCGTCATACGAGAACAGATGGCTGAGATCGGACAGCAATACAAGGTGGCGTTCCAAGTTCACGACGAGATTGTTATAACTGCCGGTGCAGCTAGTGCGGATCATGCAGAGAAAGAACTTATCAGAGTTATGTCGAAGCCACCTAGCTGGGCGGCTGATTTACCAGTAGCCTGTGAAGCAGGACAGGCATCTAACTACGGAGATGTGTGATGGACTTAATCAAACTGTTGTTTATTGTGTTCGTTCTTCTTCAAGCAGCCGATGCTGTGACCACGACGATTGTTCTGGATAAGGGGGGACGCGAGGCTAACCCCGTAATGAAGTGGCTGTTCGATAAATTCGAAGTTATCCCAACCTTTATTATTACGAAGGGTGTCGTGATCGCTTTGTTTTGGCACTACTCTGCTGGCATACCCGTGTGGCTGTGGCTTGTAATGATCGGGTTCTATGGATGGGTCGTGTACAACAACCTTGGTGTGATTGAGAAGTTGCAGAAGAAACCTGAGTAACTTAATATAAATGCTTCATAAGTCAGGACTCCGATGCGTCGGAGTAACAATATGCGGCTCAGTCATTCTTACTCTGCGATAAAGCTATATGAAAATTGTCCGTTACGATACTACCGTCAACGTATCCTCAAAGATGTTGTGGATGATGGTGGTGAAGCAAGCCGCTACGGGGAGCGAGTACATGAGTATTTGGAAAGCCGACTTAAGGAGACCACCGACTTACCGCAGGACATTGCACACTACGAAGTCCTATGCCAGACCGTCGAACGACTCGCTAACGGAGGCGAACTTCATATCGAAAAGGAGTTGGTACTCACGGAGGAGTTGAAGCCGACAGGGTGGTGGGAGCCAGATGCATGGCTGCGTAGTAAGTTGGACGTACTAGTGTTACGTGGCGACACTGCCTACGTAATGGATTGGAAAACTGGGA